TTGCCGGTCAATGTGCCGCGCAATTTAGCGGCAGTGCTTTCAATCGTGCTGATCCGCCCTTTTGATTCGCCGGTCAGCCCGCCGATAAGAGTGCCGAAACCCTCCCCCACCTGATTGATCTGATCGGAGAACTTCTTAAACGGGTCGAGGATGTCGGCGTACTTGTCGCGAATCTGCTGTGCCTGATCTGCGACTTTGGCAAACGCATCAGACAGCGCAATCATCTGGCCGAAGAGTTTCTGACCGGCCTCGGTGCTGGTGTCGATGCCAGCGACCATGGCGGCGAAGGCGTCTTTGCTGTCTGGCAGGGCATATCCCAGCCTACCGAACTGTTCAGTCAGATTACGAACGTCACCGGAGTAACGGTCGGCTTCGGAGAGGAAGTTTTCATTGAAGGATTGCATCGCGTCGTTGAAGGCGCTGAGTCCGCCTGCCGCATTGGTCATGGCCTGAGTCAGACCAAGCTCGTTCAGCCCAGCGGTCCGCATCATGTCGCGGGCTGAGATGATCTTCTTGTAGGCTTCGATGATGTCTTCCGCGCTACCGTCTAGTACATCGACGTAGGTTTTGAGGTTGTCGGTGAGATCGGTTTGCGCTTGCAGCGATTGGCGAACAATCTCTGCCGCCGCATCACCGCTGGTGTTTTCTATGGCCTTATAGTCGATTGCCTTGACATTTAGCTGTTCTAGCAACCCCTTGGAGCGGTTAATCCCTTCGGCCATGCGCCAGAAAGTTTCTGCGTATCCCTCTCCGACCTTCTGGAAGACATCAAGCCCCGGCATGAACTTCTTAGCCATCTTGTCTGAAAGGTTGCTCATGATGGCGGAGAACTGTTTCTCTATCTCATCACCAGACAACCCTTTCAGCGAGATAATGCCGAGGTCAACAACAAAGCCCTTCAGACGATTATTGAAGTCGTCTGCTGACAGGCCGAAGGCTTTGCCGCCCTCGATCAACGCATCTCTGAGGCTTCCAATAGTGCGGGCAATCTGTTTTGAAGGCCCGTTGAGCGCGTCGAGCTGCGCCTTGTAGTCAACATTGTTTCTGTTGTTGCTGACGTACAGCGAGCCTGTAGACATCCCACCTTTGAGTATTGCATCCAGGGTCTTTTTCGAGAACGCGATACCCCAATCGGAGATGGACTTGTTGTCATTGATGCCCGCATAGCCCTTGATGCCGTTCTGCATGTTCGCGGCTAGGTTCTTGAAGTTCAGCAGCGCAGCATTGGTCGTGCCTTTGATAGCGTCCTCAATCCCCTGCAGTGCCCTCAGCATCTCGGCACTGTAGTTGAGGTCATTGCTGCTGTTGTCGCGGATGATTTCCAGCGAGTTGGCGATGGATTCCGACTTGGCGGTGGAGTCGCCAAATACAGTGCCCGTACCCGCCGCCTGTTGCCGCGATTCAGCAGAGTTGGCATTGCTGCCGCCGCCACCGCCACCTCCGCCTGCGCCCGCCATCTGAATACCGAAGGAAGCCAGAGTTGCTGCAACGGCAACGCCCGCTGCGATAGCGCCGTAGCCGCCAATCTTTGCGTCAGAGGCCATTGCCGTCGCCACGGCCAACAGTCCCTGCGCCATGGCCGCGACTTGAGCAACAGCGACAGAGGCCATCGCCATCGCGTTGTATTTGTTCCAGGCTGCGGAGCCTTTTTCTTGCTGTGCAGCCATCGCGCCGAACATGCTGCCCAGCGTTCCAAAAGCGACACTGGTCTGGTCAAGGGTCTTTGAAAGCCCATCAAATTCACCGAGGCTCTTGGCAAATTTGGTCTTGCCGCCCGTGTTGATATCTGTGTACTTCTGGTCAATCTGCACAAGGCTCTTGGCAAATTCTGCTGCGCCAGCAACCATCATGCTGAAGCCTTTTTGTGTTCCTCCAGTTGCCTGATCCCAGACTTCGTTGTACTGCTTGATTCGGCCTATGTATTGGTCCCAATACGCATTCATGCGTACTTGCTCTTCCTTGACGGACTGCGTATCCAACTTCTGACCTTGCTTGGCGGCATCAGCACGGGCCTTGGCCTCAGCAACGGTGACTCCGTTCAGCACCTGGAGGTACTTTTGCGCGTTGGTGGCTTGCTGCTCATGGACTTTGGCTAACGCCAATTCCGCTTGCAGACGCTCCTGTGCGGTAGCCGCGTGCTGCTGATTCCACTGAGCGATCTGCTCTTGATAGTCGAGGACTTGAGCGTCCAGCGTTAGCTTGTCGAGTGCCGCCTCTTTCTCGGCTTGAATCAGCGCGAGGGTATCGATCAGATTGGCTTTGATGTTTTCGCGGGCCTGCGTAATCGCCGCCAACCCCGTCAGGTTTGCCATAGCGTCCTGACGTTGCTGCTCATTGAGCGCAAACTGCGCCTTGGCCTGCTCAATCGCGCTGTCAATCTGGGCTTGCTGATCGTCAACCGCCGCTTGAAAAACCTCTTGGCTGATGGCCGTCCGGGCGTCCTGGGTTTCCCGCTCGATCTGTATCCGCTTTTCGGCAAACTGCCGCGCATTGGCCAGCAGGTCGTCGTTGGTTTGGAGCGTGAGTTGTTTGCGGGATTCTTCAATGGCCGCCAAGTCGGCCTTGGTCGAGTCCCGCTCGGCTTGCAACTTGGCGACTTCATTGGCCTGATTCAGCCTTTGCGCGGCGGCAATCTCCATGCCGATGTTGCCCAAGCGTTTGTTGGCGGCTTTTTCTTCAATGGCGATGGCGGCTTGCGCGGCGTCGTTGCGGGCGATAATCGTCCGACGCAACTCCTCCTCGGCCCGCGCCAAGGCACCGCTATCGCCGGCCTTCATGGCTTCCTCCGCCGCCACGCCGGCCGCTTGCTGCTGCGACTGCAACTGATCAACCAGCGTTTTGTTTTTGGCCAAGGCGACTTTGGCATAGTCGTCATAGGCTTTTTCGCGGAGGCTTAAACCTTCGCTGTAGGTGTCGAACTGATCCTTCTGCGCTTTGGCCAAGTCTTTGCCGATGTCGTCAGACGCCTTGCCCATGGCTTTTTGCAAGGCTTCCATATTCTTGAGGACACGGGTGCCATAACCCGGGTCACTGCTGTTACTGGGCACCCGATTGCCGGCTCGAGCGACCGCACCCTCGCCATCGTGATACGCCTGCGCGGCCAGGTGGGTGTCCTTGAACTGATTACGCAGGACCGTCAGGTACTTGATGGCCCCGTGGGTGGCTTGCTCGACGTTGAAGGGATCCGCCACGCCAAAATGCTTGGCCGTCCCCTTGATAAACTGGAAAACGCCCGATGCTGTCGAGGTCGCGGCTTTGGCCGTGGCGTTGAAGGTACTCTCGACTTTTGCAATCGATAGCAGCAAGGCGGGATCGAAGCCCTCGGCTTCACCGATCTTGACGATCTGCTCAACGACCGCTTTTTGCGCGGCCGAGAGTTTCCATGCCGCGCTGGCGGCGTTGACATATTCCTGCGCCGTGCGGGATATCCCGGAGCCTTGCGCGGACATGTCGGCCGTGGTCTGAGCGTCGAGCTTCTCCAACCCGCCGAGACGATTCTGCTCACCCGACAGTTGCTTGCGGAGGTCTTTAAGTTTGTCTGGCCCCATGACGGTAATGTCGATGGGTCGCTGCCACCACGGTTTGGCCATCTGCTTTTCGAGTTCGGCAATCTCCTGCCGCAACTCTTGCAATTTGGCGCGGGTCTTCTCGAGCGGACTCACGCTGCCGTTGAACTGCTCAATCACCTTAGTAAGTTTCTCAAAGCCGGTCGCAATAGCGCGGGAGGCGCCCAGCGCCTGATCCGCGTCGGCTACCAGTTTCAAAAAGGCGTTGCCCAGTTCTGTCCAGGCACGGCCAATCGTCATCGGGATTTTTTCGGCTTCTGAGTTGAGCGCCTTGGACTGCTTCATCAGCGCATTGATGGCTTTATCCGCCGTCAACTGTTGCGTCTCGGACAGTTTGCGAAGCTGGCCCAGCGAGATGCCCAACCCGTCGGCAATGGCTTTCGACAAGCGCGGCATGTTTTCCATCATCGAGCGGAATTCATCGCCCGAAACGATCCCGGATTGGAGGGCTTGGCTAAATTGGAGCAGACCGGCGGCGGCTTCTACCGTAGAGGCTCCGCTGATCTTCAGGCTCTTGCCGACGAGATCGACTATCGCCAGTGCATCCGCTTGCGACCGACCCATATCCCGCATACCAATGGCCATGCGAGTGTAAAGCTTGGTGGTTTCTTCAAGCCCACTCTGATTGGCTTGAGAGATGCGGTAGAGGTTACCCTGCACAAAGGCCAGTTCCGCTGCGCTGCCCGTGACGATCCGCAGTCGGGCCGCCAGATTGGTATACGCATCGGCTGCTTGGCCGATGCTCTGAATAGTGCGGACACCAAAGTAGATACTGAGCGACGCGAACGCGGTTCTGACGTGGGGTAGCCATCCCCGCACGCTGGTGAGAATGGCGCGGCCTGATCTCTCGATCTGTTTTGCCGACTTCTCAACGTCATTGGCCGTGCCGAAAAAATACGCCTTGAACTTGTCCAGCAGCGTTTTGGTCTGGGCGACTTCCTGTGGCTTCGGGGCCATGTAGGACATGAATGAGCCGCCCTTCATGGGGTCCGGGGCGCTCATGTTTTTGAGAATCTGGTTGGTCTTGAGGGCTTCCGCCCCCAACATGCCCATAGCCTTCTTGGCATCCAACGCGGCTTTGGCGATCTCGCCGGCCTTGTTCATGCCCAGGGCGGAACTGATGCTGGTGAAGCTGGCCTGGGTCTGCTTGGACAGCGCGGCGAACTGAGTCTGCGCTTGTTGAGCCGCCGCGCCCATGTCCTTGACGCCCTTGACGGTCGAAGCCATCGCCTGGGTGCTGGACCCGGTGTCGATCTGGATTTTCGCGCCAAGGATTACGTCAGCCATAGTTTCAGCGTCTCTTGTTGAGGATCGGTAGCGCAGCCACTTCCATCGTTTGCAACCCGGCAAAAATGTCGCGGGCGTCCTGCCCTCGATGGCCCATCATGCGAACCACGATGGCCGCTCCCGGGTAATCCAGTCCGTGGTAGATCAGTTCACCCGACATGCCGGCGAATTCCTTTCGCCATTGGGTGCTGCAAGCCAGAAACGCCAGCAGCGTGTCCCAGTTCTCGCGCTCTACATCAAAGTCCTGTTCGGCGTTCTGCTCGTCTTCCAGCAGCATCGCCTTGTCGGCCTCGGAGAGCCCGAAAGCCTCCATGGCCGAGTCGATCTCCTCGGCTTCATCCTTGGTGGAGCGCCGAGGCGGTGCGGCCCAGTATTCGGCCGCGCCGATCAGTTTCCCTTCTTCAACTCACCTGAATAGGCGTTGCGATAGGCGTCGTTGATCGCCTGTGGCAAATTGGGCAGGGACTTCACCAAGGTCAGCAGATTGTCGCGGTTGAACACCAGCGATCCGGTGGCGTCCGACACATCCTCCCAATCGGTGACGATCTCCATGAGTTCATCGGTGATGTCACCGGAGTCCTTGTCCATGCGCCCCTGACGGATCATCTCAGCCGTGAACTTGCCGGACAGCACGTCCATGTTGCCGTCTACCTCGGCCATCAACTGCTGGTAAATGTCGCCGCCCAGTCGCAGTTCGCGTTCACGTCGCTCATCGATATCGAGCCGCTTGAACTTGAACTTGATGTGGTTCTCGACCTGTTTGCCCGCATCGGTGATCTGCGGCACCTTGACGGTGAACCAGAAACTGTCGGAAATGTTGAGCTTGAAAGCCATGTGCGTTACCTATCTGTCAGATTGAGAAAAATAGTCCCGGCCTATATCGCCCGCTGGCCGGGAAGCGGTAGACAGCCCCGTGAACAGGGTCGCGATTTGCGTTGCCTGTCCGGGCGTTTACTTGAAGGCGATGGTCAGCTCGTCATTCCCGCTGTTCGGCGTGAAGATGAGGTTGCTGTTGAGCATTGCGATGCCGTCAGAATCGGCGTAGCTCAGGCCATCCAACTGCACCTTCGGCGCATTGATTTCGACCTTGAAGCCATCCGCCGTGCCGTGAATCAACTGCAAGGCACCGAGGGTGTTGGCCTTGCTGATCGTCCACCAGTCCTTGGTCGCGACAGTGGTGGCCTCGAAGCTGACGGATCCAGTCGGCTTACGGTCCGTAATCAGCACCTGCTCGGAACCACCCGGCAAGGAGCGGAACACCAGGCTGTTCGCCAGATCGATGGAAAGGGATTCCATCGGGCTGGATGCGCCATGCAGGGTGAAGGTCGGGGTGTTGGTGACATTCGGGCCGAGCGGTGTCTTGAAAGCCGTAAAGGTCGGCGTCAGGGCAGCGGTGTCGGTGGGCGTCGAGTAGAGACCCTGGAAGCTGAACGACAAGGTGGGGATCGCGCCTCGGGCCACGCTCATGGACACGCTGCCTCTTGCGCCGGTCATCTTGTGAAGCACGCCATCCATGTTGAAGTAGATGGTGACGGCATCGAAGCTGGACGAAACCGGGGTGTAGGTGACACTGGTCGAGACCACGGTGGTCGCGGCAAAACCGCAGGCCAGCAGCGCATCGCCGAAAGCGGGTGCGGTGCCTTTGGTGCCGGAACTCTGCAACTCGACCTCGAACTGACACTCGACGTGAGTGTCGAGGGCGATGTTCTCGAAATTGCCAAAGTAGGGGCGGACCAGATCGCGGCTGGCCGAGTTATTGGCCAAAGGCGTGATGGACAGATTCCTGACCAGATAGGCGTTAGTGCCTGCCGGGGTGGGATCAGTCCCGTAAGTGGTTTCCTTTTTTACGGCGAGGAGCGCCTTTCTCATAAACAGGGCCATAGCGGACTCCGGGTGTTAAACCGGGGTCGCTATGTCCTGAGTGCCGGAAAGTCCGGGTGGTCTGGACGGGTGCCCGAGGGGTTTCTTACTAAGTCAGGTCGTTGCTGAATCCTTCAGCCATTGTTCCCACGCTGCAACAACTCCCTTCACACAGCGGATCAGGGTTTCATGCAGCTTTCGAGTATGCGGCTTCATTTTTCGATGAAGTTGTCCACGATTTTGGCCGGAGCCACGGGTTCAGGAGCCGGAACCGCAGCACCACGGTCATAAGTCGAATCCTGCGTCGGGGCTTCTACTTGTCGCAAAGCGCCCTTGGCGTCGATTTCGTACATTCCGCCAGCGGCGGGATAGATCGGTTCAGACATTTTTAAACCTCCAGTAAATCAAGGAATTTCGTCCAGGTGTATTCATCCCGCCACAGCACAATGCCGGGGTCGAGAAATTCCATGCGTCCGGCGCGGTAGGTGATGGGATCACCCGGCGCATCGGGTTGGTAATCGATCAGGGCGGCTCGCACGGCATCGCGCATCGTCAACACGGCATCGAGATCCGCTCCGGCCAAGGTGATGCCCAGTCGAGCATCAATTCGCTGCAATGCCGGGGCATTGACGCGGGTATTTGGCCCTGCGCTTTCGCTGATGTCGGTGATCCAGCAGGTCGGGCCATTGCCCAGACTGTCCGTAGTGGCCGGTTGCCCGACGACGACCTTGCCGTTGAGTCCCTCAACGGTTTCCAGTTGCGTGACGATGCCGTCGATGTTCATGCCGGGGCCATCCTGGCTTTGCGAATGCCTGCCGAATCCACGTCATCGATCTCGATCACGGTGTATTCGGTGTCGCCCACGGTCACGGCTGACCGCACTTCCATGTCTGGGAAATCCGCTGCACGAAACATCAGGTGAGCGCCGTTGACCATCTGCACCGTATTGCCCAGCATCATGTCGTCTTGAGGCGTGACAATCGCTGTGCCGTCCACACTGTCAATGCTGACGGCGCTGCCAAACACACGTTCAAG